GGCAGAAGTTAAAAGACAAGAAGAAGAAAAGCTTGCTAACGAAAGAAAGCTTAAATTAGAACAAGAACAAGAAACAAAAAGAGAAATTATGGACGAAAAGAAATTAAATTTGATCGAAGCTGTAAGAGCTAGTTACTTCGGAAGTGGAGAAGCTGTAACAGCATCTGAAAGAGGTGCTCTTGACGGAGATACAGGTGTTATGGGTGCTGCTATTCCTAATTACGTTAAGGAATTAGACATTATAGGTTACGAACCTATTTGGAAAAATATGGGAGTAGACGTAATGTCAGGTGCTCAAGGTACTTTCACTCTTCCTTATGAAGACCCTATCATAGGTGCGAAAATAGCTGAATTATCTGGTTTAACAGGTGATACAGTTACTCCTACTGGTATTTTAATCCAACCTCATAGATTTACTGTACAAAAGACTTTTACAGTTGAAACTATGAACTCTGCAACTAATGAATTCTTACAGAAGGTATTAGGTGACATGGTACAAGGTTGTGATAGAGCTATCACTAAGGAAGTATATGCTAAAGCATTAGCTGGTGCAACTGTTGTTGCTGGTGCTGGTATTGATAAAGCTGGTTTTGATGCCCTTATGGCAGGAGCAGAAGTAGAATTAGATGGTGCTTTCTTAGCAAACAGAAAGACTTTCTTCGAGGCTAAAGGAGTTGCAATTGATGCAGGTTCTGGAAGATTCTTAGTAGAGAGTGCTGGAAGTGTTAAGATAGGTGCTGGTAGATTATATGACGGAACTCCTTTCTGGTATTCTAACCTTTTCGAGGACGGAGTTGACCAGAAGTATGTTGTATATGGCGACACTTCTAAATTATTCGTAGCTGACTACAACATGGTTGAGATCATAGTTGATAAGTATACTCAAGCTGCTGAAGGTAAAGTAGTTATAACTGTAAATAAGATTGCAGACGTAGCTATTAAAAATCCTGCTGCTTGGAGTAAGACGGTTGACCTTGACCCTTCATAATCAGGTAGTTACACAAATAGGGGGGGATTAACTTCCCCTATTTATTGACATGAAACACTACAAAGTATGATAGAACCATGGAATAAACAATCATTAGCAGAGGTACAGAATAAAGTTAATCTAGCAATAGACGGAATTAAAATTATTGAACTAGGGAATGATAAGAGAGTACTAGTTGAGTATAAAGGTAATCTTTACAATCAAAGATATAATAATCTTTATAAAGGTAAGATTCCTTCTATTAAGTCTGCTATTGATAAGAACGCTGTATTTATATCCAAAGCTAAAGAAGTTCATGGTGATTCGTATATCTATGATAAAGTGGAGTATGTAAGTGCTAAGAAACATATAACAATAACTTGTCCTGTTCATGGTGACTTTGAACAAACACCTGATGGGCATTTATCTGGTCAAGGTTGTAAACTTTGTGCTGATGCTAAAAAAGCAAACACTTGGTCATATTCTGATTGGGAAAAAGCTGGAAGAACATCATCGAACTTTGATGGATTCAAGTTATACTTAATAGAATGTTGGAATGATGAAGAGCGCTTCTTTAAAATAGGCAAAACTTATAGGAGAATGGATTATAGATTACCTAAGAATAATAATTTTAACCTGTTCATAGTATGAAAAGATATGTAAACAAAGTTATAAAAGAAAAAGAAGGCTCGGTAGTTACTTTACAACAAGCTAAACAACAACTTAACGTTGAAGAAGACTTTGTAGATGATAATGAGCATATTCTTTTCTTAATTGAAAGTGCAACAGGTGCAGCTGAGGATTATACAGGTACTGATATATCTCTTACTTTAAATACATTAGAATATCACGAATTTAGGGGTATGTTTCTTAGAATAGATGAGCATCCTTTAAGGAATGTGGTTTCTATTATAGCAACAGATAAGGATGGTATTGAAACTGAAATAGTTGATTATACTGTACAGAAAAGATATACAGACTTTATTATAAGGTTTGAAGAAACACTTATTGCTTATAAGTTAGTCATAAAATTTGAGACTGGTTACGATATAGATGAGGCACCATATCAAGTGATAAATGCTATATTAGTAAAATTAACGTCGCTATATGATGAAGAACGTAATTCTTACATGAGTGGTATTAATTTAAGAAATACTCAAGCATTTGAAAGACTATTAAATGGTAATGTAATTTCGAGATGGTAATATGGAAAGATCAGGCGCACTAAATAGACGAATACAATTATGGCGTAAGACTTCCGTGAAGAATGAGTTTGGTGAGTACAATGAAGATTGGGCACTTAACAGACAGATAAGAGCAAATGTTCTTAATCATATTGGAAATAAAGGTATTGATAACGATGAAGTGTTTAACGTAGTTAGATTACGTATCACTGTAAGGAATCAAACTGATATTAATGAGATGGATAGACTATTTGTATTTGGAAAATTCTACCAGATAGACTTTATAAGACCAGATGATACCAATAGGTGGTTGCAATTACGTTGCACAAAAATAAACGAATAAACCATGTCTAAGAAAAATACTGTTTATATAGAAATACTGAATAAGAGGAATGTTAATGAAGTACTTAGGGCTTTACAATTTACTAATAGTAGAGATAAAAGAGCTCTCAGTAAGATAGTTAGCGCTCCAATTAAACGTATGCAGTATGGTTCAAAAGTAAATTTAACTAAACAGAAATCTGTTATAACATCTAATTTACTTAATAGTTTTAAAAATAAGACAACAATAGGAAGGGACTTTTACTACTCTAGGTTTGGTAGTACATCTAAGTACGTCTATGCTATAGACTTAGGTACTGAGGATAGATATACTGCTAGTGGTAAGTGGACAGGAGCTGTTGGTAGAGCTACTACTGATTATAAAGGTAGGAATTACGCCTTTAAATTAGGATTTGCTACAAGAGCTGTACAGTCTGAATTACCTACATTACCAAGTAAGTTAAATAAAGACGTGGAAAGAGTTGTTGATAATATATTAACTAGAAATAAGAGGACATGATAAAAATACTTAAAGCAGTATATTCAATACTGTACAACGATACTGATGTATCAAATATAGTTGGTAATAAGATATTTCCAAATGTTGTTCCTGATAAGGATTCTACTGCTGAAAATATAGATTACCCTCTAATAGTAACAAGACGAACAGAGTTACTAACTGAATATTCAAAAGACTGCCACTCTGATAGCGCATCAGTTGAGATAATTTGCTATTCTGTATCTTATACTGATTCAGTTGAACTAGCTGAAAAGGTTAGGAATGCTTTAGAGTATTTTACTGGAACAGTAGAAGGTATATTAATATCCCGCGCTAGATTATCTGGCATATCAGAAGATTATACAGACGGTATATACTATCAACAGTTACTATTTGATATTAAATAAAATAATAAACAACGAAAATATACATACAAAATGGCATTTACGGACAAAGTAATAGATGGAGGCGATATTTTATTAAGTGTTAATGGCTTAGTAATATCTTGTGCTACATCGCATTCAATAGAGCTTACTAATGCTGTTAGAGAGATTAGCTGTAAAGGTAGTGGTGACTTCACTTCTGCTGAATATGGTAGATTTAGCTGGACAGCTTCAACTGACGCTCTTATGAATTTAGGTAAAGACAGTGCTGTATATGTATCTTATTCTGACTTAATGCAATTGATGGTTAATAAAACACTCGTTACAATTAATTCTTTCTACAGAGAAGGAGTTGATGCGATGAGTCTTAAAGGTCAATGTATTATTACTTCAATTAATCAGACATCTGGTGATAGCGAGAACGCTTCATATTCTGTTGGACTACAAGGTAGAGGAGATTTAGAATTACAAACCGGTGTTACATTAGTTGCTCCTGTTTTATCTACACCTACTATGGGTGCTACAACAGCAGATTTAGACTGGACTGACCCCAACGGTATACCTGGTGAATCTGGTGTATCTGTTGAATCAAGTACAGATGGTATAAATTGGGTAATTAACAAACTAACTAATCCAAATGTAACATCGTATCAGATTGCAGGACTGCAAACAGGTATTGATTATATGTTTAGAGTAAAAGCTCTAGGTTCAATATCATTAGTTGGTTCAGAGTATAGTAATGTAGTAACAGGTACTACTGCTTAATATAAGATACAAAAGAATACAAATATAAATAATAAACAATTTAATACATAACACAATATGGCTTTTTTAGATAAAGTAATTGATGGTGGTGATATTATACTAAGCGTAGAAGGTAGAATCGTAGCTTGTGCAACATCTCACTCAATTGAATTAACAAATGCTGTTAGGGAAATATCTTGTAAAGGTTCTGGTGATTTCACTAGTGCTGAGTACGGAAGATTCTCATGGACAGCCTCTACTGATGCATTGATGAACTTAGGAAAAGATGAAGTAACTTACATTTCATATGCTGAGTTAATGAATTTAATGTTAGCTAAGACAATAGTATCAATAGAATCGAAATATGACCAAGATGGTGATGGTAGTAACATGTACACTGTAAGTGGTGAAGCTATCATAACATCTATTAACCAGACAGCAGGAGATAGTGAAAATGCTAGTTTCTCTGTTGGTTTACAAGGTAGAGGTGAACTAGTGATTTCGGAAGTAACAACTCCGTAATACTATCACTAATAAATAATTACATACGGGGCCGATAATAAGGCCCTGTTTTGTATGCAGTAAATAGTAGAAATGAATTACATATAACAATAATAAGGAAGATGATAAAAGAAACAAGAATTAACATTGAGAACGTAAATTACGTATTAAAAGCATCATCATACAGAGCGATGTTTCTATATGAAGAAATAACTGGAAAATCAATAGCTGATATAAAATCATTACAAGATCAGATAATATATATTTATTGTTTGTTAAAAACATCCAACGACAACTTTCTATATGATTTAGAAGGATTTATTGATGTCTTAGATAAAGGTGAAGGTGAAAGTATATTAACCACTTTCGCTAATTTAGCTACTGGAAAAAAGTAAAAGAGGATTCAGACTCTAAAGATGGTTCTTCTATGTCACTTGGGGAACTGTATGGATTCGTAGTATATGATTGTGGTATAGACCCTGAATACTTTCTCGATAAGATGTCTTCTGACGAGGTTGGTTATTTAGCCAAATCTCATATAAGAGATTATAGAGAAAAATGGGAAATGCTGAGAATGAATATACATGCTGTTGTATCTTCACAATCTTCTAAACCAGTAAAGGCTACTGATGTGATGAAGTTTGCTTGGGATGATAGTGACAATAATAAAAAGATGACACTTGAAGATGTTAATGCTGCAAAAGAAAGAATAAGAAAAAAATTTAATATACAAAATATATAATATAGAATATGGCTAAAGGATTCAACATAATAGCTGGTTTAAGGCTTAATACGGGAGCTTTTACTTCTTCATTAAGAGGTGCATCAGTAGCAGTTAATAATTTCTCTGCTAACTCTTCTAAAGGTATGAAGGGTCTACAGTTATCATCAGCCGCCGCAGGCATAGCTATTATAGCTGTTGTGGCTGCTTTAAAAAGTGCTCTTAATACAATGTTGGAATATAGTAAAGCTGTATCTGAATTAAGAGCTGTATTAGGAGGTTCTGCTTCCGAAATGAGAGCCTTAAGTAAACAAGCACAAGAATTAGGTGCGTCAACTGTACATACTGCAACACAAGTAGTTAAACTACAAGTGGCATTAGCTAGATTAGGTTATTCAACTGATGAGATACTTGATATGACTAAAGCTATCCTAGACTTAGGAACAGCTATGGGTATAAGTTTATCAGATTCAGCTAACTTAGTTGGTTCTTCATTAAAAGCATTTAATAAGAGTGCTAAAGATTCAACTCATTTTGCTGATGTATTAGCAAAGGCTACATCAATATCAGCATTATCATTTAATAAGTTAAAAATAGCTATGCCTTACGCTGCAACTGCTGCTAATCAAGCTAAAGTTTCTTTTGAGAGAACAGCAGCTATGTTAGGAGTACTTGCTAATAAAGGTCTTAGAGCATCTACAATGGGTACATCTCTAAGGAGAATATTCATAAGACTATCACAGAAAGGAATTGAGTTTAGTGATGCTATGAGGATGATAAATGACTCAACTAATAAACTAGCTACTTCTACTGAATTATTTGGTGTTACGGCTGCAAACGCAGGAGTAATATTAGCTGAATCTACTACTGAGATAGATAAGTATGATACTGCATTACAGCACTCAATAGGAACAACCAATAAGATGGCTACTACAATGGCGGATAATCTTTCAGGAGATATAACCAAAGTTACTAGTGCTTGGCAAGGACTTGTAATAGCTATTGATGAAGGTAATAGCGTAATGTCTAAATCATTAAGATACTTGATGCAGGAGTTTGCTGACTTTCTTAATGTGCTACGATCTTATGCTGATGAAGAATTTGATTTCTACGATGCTGGTGCTCAACAACAATTTGGTACAAAGGAAACACAGACCTTACTAGAGAAGAAGAAAGATGAGATAACTAAAGGTTATACTAATGCTAATACTGCTATTAAGGACATGAATAAGCTCCTTGAGGAAAATAGGATTATGCAAGAGAAGATAACCGACTTAGAAGAGCGTAGATTATCTAATGTAATACCGGGAATAGCAGAAGCAAGAGGTGATGAGATAGAATCACTTAAAGTAAATATACTTACTAATAATGCCTTAATAAAGACTTATAGAGATGCTATAATAGCTAATGACGGTAAGAGAAAGGCTATAAAGGATTTAGTTAAAGCACAGGAAGAAGCTTCTAAGGCTGATGAGAAAAATCGCGTTATTAACGAGAAATCAGCAGAGCAAAGAAAGAAGGATAATGATATGTATGATAAACTACTTGATAAGTATTATCTACTATCATTAATGAATAATAAAATCCTTCAAGATAAGATGGCTATTGTTATTTGGTATAAGAATGAAAAGGCTGCTATTGATGCTCTTAACATATCCCTTGAAAAACGTAAGCTATTATTAGAAGCGTTAAATAAAGCTAAGGATGCTAAAGAAGACAAATTAATGTATGCTGATATAGACCAGCAAGTAGCGTCTTTTTGGAGTAAAGAAAATAAAGACATTGGTGTAAGTACTGGAAATATAAATGCCGGATTACTACCAAAGGACTCAACAAAAGAACTAAAGACACTTAATGACTATCTTAAAAAGTCTATTAATTTAGCTTCTCAATTATCATCTGCATTTGATATTTTAGGAAAATCAATATCTGATTCAATAGAAGGGCAAGACCAAGTATTCGCTAATATGACTGTTGGTGTATTACGTTCTATAAATAAAATAATCAATGCTTTATTAGCAGAAATGATTATAGGTGTTGCTGCTAAAGAAGGTTCTAGTAAAGGTATATGGGGTCTAGTAGCGGCTGCAATAGCATTACCTGCTGCAATAGGTGGTTTAAATGTAATGATACAAAAGAATCAAGATAAGCAGAATTTCTCAACTGGTGGAATTGTACAAGGTACTTCATTCACTGGTGATAAAGTTACAGCAGGTCTGAATAGTAAAGAAATGGTTCTTACTCAGTCACAGCAAGCAGAGTTATTTAATATAGCTAATGGCGGTGGTACTAGAGGAGGATTAGTAGAATTTGAGATACGTGGTGATAGACTTTTAGGAGTTTTAAAAAACCATGAAAGAAAATTAAGCAAAATAAGATAATACATATATGGCTTGGAATATAAAATACAGAGCTGGCTTTATTTCTGAAAGTGGAATACCTTATGAAATAGAGATCAGAGAGGAGGACTATAGTGGTTCTATAGTCGAATTAAATGCTGGTGCCAATGCCTTTATCATAACATCACCAGAATCGTCATTATACACCAATGTAACTGGAACAGGCGCTACAATAACTTTGATTAGCGCAGACCCCCTACAATTGGTTGACTTATATGCAGAGGAGAGACATAAGTATCTTGTTCTTCTAACTTACGATTCTGGTAGTAAAATACAATGGTCTGGATGGATTGACACTGAAACTTATGAAGAAGTTTATTCAGAGTATAAAAATTATACAGTTACTATTACTGCAAATGATGGTATAGCATTATTAGATACATACGATTACTTAGATGCTTCTGGTAATAAGTATGAAGGAATGAATACTATACATGAGGTATTAACACACGTACTGGCTAAGACAAAGTTAGATGATAACTTATTCCATTATTTATATGATATACATATAGAAGATAAGGATAAGAATTTAATACCACAGAGTATTAACAACACACTATTACATCAAATTGTAATTAATAATGAAAATTATTATGATGAGCTTGATAAGCCATTAACTTGTAGACAAGTATTAGAAGAAGTATTAAAACCAATAGGTTTATATCTAAGAAATAATGTATTCTTGAATGGTCAAAGTAATGATATAGTAGGATGGACAATATTTGATAATAATGCTATAGCCGGAACTAAGACATTAACAGGATATTCGTATCGTATGACAGGAGTATATGATAGTAGTTTTACTTATATACCTTCTATGTATCAACAAGATATTGAGAATCAGTTAGAATATAAAGGAACTGGCTCCACTATGAGTGTGGGTAATCAGGTTAATAACCAGAGGATTGTATACTCTCCTTATGCTATTATAGATGTTTTAGATGCTAAACTTGTTAGAGGAGATTTCTGTGAGTATCAGGAATGTACCAATCATATACAAACTATACCGCATGATGATGCAGCATGTCCAGATAACCAGAAATGGTCTGAATTATACTATGCTACTAACCCTAATTTTGAAGCAGTTTCAGGATTAGCAAACATAACAGCAATAGCACAAGGTATACCTGGTAATGCAACATATCCTTTAAGTGAGAATAGTGATTACTTTATGAGAACGATACTTTCTAATAGTGGAAGTGGTGATGTAGTGTTTAGTACAACAGTTGATACTGAACGAATATGGGGCCATCATTATAAAGTTGATAACGATTTTTATAATTGGGCATTACTTGTAGATTGGGAGATGTATATGAGAAAAGGGTTTTGTTATGAGAATACAGACCATACAGACCAATTTAATGTATATCATAAGTTCAGAATTGAAATAGGTGGCACAGGTTATGATATAGACGCGAATTATTTCTGGAAGACAGACGACCCAGTTACATTAAATAAATGGGTTCATCCTAGATCTTCAAATGAGTCAATACTTAATAGCGTGCATGAAGAAGCTACCAATGGAGTATTAGTAAAGCTTAATCCAGACCAGATGAATAACGTACTTAATGGTAAGGTAAAAATATCAATGTATCGTTATACTAATATATCAAATCCTGAAACAATTGAGCATAGATTTAAAAACTTCTCTGTAAAACTTGTTAGAGATTTAGCAGACCAATCATTATATGTTGATTATGAAAAGTTTGAAAGCGCAGATGAGATTATAGAATCAGAAATAAATGAGCATGTAAGAAATGATGGAGAAGACATTAATATAATTCATGGAACTAGAACAGTTGCAGGTGGATTAGAAAAAGGTGTACTGATGTATAATGGTCTTAATGGCAATGGGTATTTCTCTCTTAATAATTTAGATAAGAATTTAGTAAATGGAACAGGTACACCTATTAGGGTAACATGTGAAAACTGGTTACTTAATAAAGTAATGTCAAATTATCATAATCCTGTAATAAGCTTATCTAACATAAGACTTAAAGCTTCTGATATAAAAAACTCATGTTTAGTCACATTAACAGATACTAATCAATTTTCGTTATCAAGATTTATGATTACGGGATTAGAATATGATTTATATGCTGACTTAGTTACACTATCATTAGCAGAAGTGCATAAAGATGATATTAATACAACAGTAGATACAGTTTAAGAATATGGAAAATATAAAAACAGAATATAGAAAACTTCCAGCCTTACCAAGGTCAGAATTACTTAGAAATCAGAATGTAGTGGTTGGTGCCTATTTTGGTGGTTCCTCTTATTCTTCTGGTGGGGGAGGTGGAGGCTCATGGTTAGATGCTTACTTTGTATATGATGAAGTAAATAAGAACCTTATATTAAGAAATCCAGATGGAAGTGGAGAGATACAATTCTTAAATGATGATGGTGATGTTATTGCATACTCAGATTCTTTAGGAACTGTTCCTTCATTCTGGGATGGGTTACCAATAGCTTCTACAACAAGACTTGGTGGTATCAAAGTTGGAGCTAATTTGACAATTGATGCTAATGGTGTACTTAACGCCGAAGCAGGGGGTGGAACAGGTGGAACTTGGGGTTCTATTACAGGTAATATAATAGACCAGGCTGACTTACAACATGAATTAGATGATAAATCTGATATAACACATAATCACTCAGGTATATATGAGCCAGCTAACTCTAATATACAGAGTCATATATCAAATACAAGTAATCCACATAATGTAACATATTCTCAGACAGGAGCACAAGTTGCGGGAACATATAATACAATTATAGGAACTGACTCTGATATTAACACATCTGGTGCTACGATTATAGACAATTTGTATATGACGGATGGTGTAATAACATCACACGGAACTAGAGTTCTCACAGCTGCTGATATAGGAGCTTTAACTACAACTGGTAAAGCAGCAGATTCTAACCTGTTAGACGGTATAGACTCTTCTGCGTTTCTTAGGAGTAATGCTACTGACTATAAAACAGCAGGAGCTTTGGTGATGAATGATAATGTATACTTAAATTTAGGTTCATCATCTGATTTAGAAATGTTCAGTAACAACTCCAATATTTATAATCTTTACATGCGTGATGGTAACTCGTCCAATGCTACTAGATTTACATTTGATATTGATAATGGTAACTTAACTGCCACTGGAGAGATTACGGCTTACTCAAGCTCTGATAAGAGACTTAAAACAAACGTCTTTACAGTAACTGATGGATTAGCTAAGATAAATGCTCTGAGACCAGTGACATTTAAATGGAATGATAAAGCGATAGAATTGAATGAGAACAAGAGCAGAGTTATAACAGAGGTTGGTTTAATA